CCACCCTTATACTTTACTTCAACTCTTCGTCTTCCCATTATTCAGGTCCTCCAGCCATTCTGATTTCAACGTTACTTCCGATTCGTACGCTTTGCAAATGTACTTCAGCACTTTTTCCAGCAGCAATACTTATACTAGTTCCCATCATTGATAAGAATGAATAAGTAAGTCCATTCAAAACATATCCTGCTGTGGGTAATGTCAACGTCGCAGCTACCGCTCGCGCATTCTTGACAATCAACAGAACTTCATCCGAATAAGTTGGACTTGTAATCATAGTTAATACCACACCACCTATTGAACCGAAATCTAAAGTGTGTACGATTATATCATTAGACCAATCAACATTTATTCCACCTGTAGAATTCTGAGCAATCGTTATTGCTTGTTCATTAGCCTTTCCAGCCAATGCAGTAACCAATCCAGTAACATCTGAAATTGAAGGAGTTATAACTTGATACATTTTGAAGTATGTCGTTTGCACAAGACTTCCGACAGTAGGTGCGAATCCAAGTGTGATAACCTTATCAACAATACTAAAATCTTTCCGTGAAATTCCGTTAACAAACACCAACACAGTCGCAGCGCTTATCGGAGAATTTGCAAGTGTAAAAATCGTATTGTTTCCATCAATCAATCCAGCAGGAACTTCTGAAATTACACTTGTTACCAAGTCATTTAAAGTTTTCCCTGAATCAATCAAAACTTTTCCATCAATACCTGAGAAAACTGGGATTCTTGCATCAACAGATTCACTAGGTCCAGAAACTCTCAATAAAATCAAGTTATAAAGTTTTTGTAATGAATTTCCAAGAAACGGTACACTGTCCTTCAAGTTGTCAATCAAAGTCTGTGCAACACCAACAGTTTCCTTGGTACCTACTTCAGTCTTAGTCGCTAACTGAGTACCTCCAACAATATCTTCTAATTTTATTAAATCTTGACTCATAATTTTATTTTAAATATGTATTCTGTATGTCATTACATCATCAGGAACTGGTTCAACTGCAATCGCTAAACTTATGACACTACTTCCATAAAAATTCTTTGCTGGAGTTAATCCGAAATCCAGTGCTAAACTCAAGTTTGATATTGACCCTCCATATCTATTTATCAATGGAGATAATCCGAAGTCTAAACAAAGTGATAAATTACTGATAACTGGTGAAACTACTGGAACTATAACAGTTACTTCGTTTCCGTATGCTGTTCCTATTGCATTTGTTGCATAAGCTCGAACGTAATACGTAGTAGCAACCAATACACCAAATAATAAACTTGTAAAAGCTCCTGTTCCTGTTCCATCAACAGTTTTATCATTTGCTATTGAAATACTTCCACCTCCAGTAACATTTTTGAGTGCTACTGAAGGTGTTGTTGTCGTTAGTACTGCTATTGTTGCCATATTTTATTTATTGGTCGTATGCTTTATTAAAATGTGCATTTAATTCTACTTTTAAATACTGAAGCGTAGGAACCACCACTGAAAAATATCCACGTTTATCATTAGCAAGTGTAACATATTCTTGGTCAGCACTACTGATTCCGAAGTTATCATAGCAACTTAATTTATCACGTTTCAATTCACATAGTGTGACTTGAGTTCCCACTACGTTTGCAGTAATTGCTTGAGATAATCCAGTAAAAATCTTTCCAGACCATGAAGTATACAAAAATTGTGATGAACCTATTTGCAACATTCCACTAGCTGGATAACCAACAGGAATTGCACTTTTTACTTCAACTGTAGTTGTATTAGTGACTGTTGTTGGTAGATATAGTTCTAAAGCTGGTACATGAGTATTCGGAAAATCTGATAAAAACTTCGTTTCCTTAATATGTGAGAATTTTACTTGTTGTCCAGCAATTTTAACTGAATCAGAATACCAAGCAACTCCAGCAGCTGTATAAATTAAACAATAAGTCAATCCAAAGAATGATGCTGAAAATGGAAATAATGTTGATGAAGCTACGGTTGGTGTGTCATACGGAAATACTTCAACACTTTCAAAAGGTGATGCAGTTATTTCCTTGACATAAGATTCTTGTCCAATAACTCCTGAAACATTCATTAAATTGAACAATAATGGTGGTGTGTAAGTTCCACTAAATGATGCTGCGAAATTACTCGGAGCATTCATTATTATATCACTGGTTGGATTTGCAGTAAGCGTCATAGATTCACCATTGATAGTTATGAATGAACCAATCTTGAACATAGTTAAGAACTTAGTTCCAGTACCTGTTATCAATGGACTACCAGCAGTTACAGTTACTGTTCCAATCGGATTTGTAGAAAAGAATGTATCTGGTGGATAGTTATTACCACAATATGTGACTTGTTTCAAGTTTGACATATCATAATCATTACAAACCTTGTATAAAGTATTTGATGTTAACAAACGAATTCCTGTACTTACAGCATCATCTATTGCATAAACAGGAATTGATGATACCAAGTCTTGATGTTTTCCAAAGTAATATCCGAATGGTGAACCATCAGTATTCATTCCGTTAAAACCTTGAAACTTAACACCATTAGGATTTGTCATAACACCAGTTCTAATTCTGTTCCATGATAATCCATTAACTGCTTGATTGACAGAAGCATTGAAGTCTATAAGAGTTCCAGTTTTTCGTAACATAGTACCTGTAGTCGCAGTGTCTAATCCAGTAACTTGGTCAACCACTAAGATTGGACCCCAACCAGTATTATTTGAACCTCCTTCAACTATCGGAACTGCTGGTTTCAAAGCTCCAACATATCCACCAGTACTTGAAGCATATAAAGCCACATTGCCTGAATTAGCATTGAGCGAAAAATCAGTTACATCGCCATACTGCTTAATTTGATAATTTGCAGCAATCGCTGGTAAATGTTGACTTCCAACAAATCCAGTTCCTTGTACTTTTGAAGTATAAGAATATGGGTACCATTTTGAAGTTAATGAATCATAAATCCAAATATCTCCACTTACCGCAAATCCTGATAAATTAGCTGAACCTGTAGGAATTGAGGTTATCAATGTAATTCCGGCAGAAGCTGCAATTGATGCTGCGGTAGTTGTTATCAAAACATTACTAGCATAAGCTGCAAATATGTTAGGAGTTGTTCCATTTCCTGTATGTAATTCATTATGAACTATCTGACATGTTTCGTTACTAAATGAGTCTTTTACAAATGTTGAATTAGCAACAGTCTTAGTCATACTAGCGGTATTTGGAATATATAAAGTTCCAGATGTTCCGAATGAACTTGGTGTAGCTGTTGTTATAGTTATTGAAGTTGTTGCTGTATTACTTGCAGTGATTCCAGAATTTAAAGTTCCTGTAATAGTTCCTGTAATTGGGTCTGTAAGAATGCAAGTGCCATTAATTGGACAAGCATATTTGAATTTGTAACTACCCGTGAATGTTACTGTTCCGTTACCATTGTTTGTTGGAGCTATTGAATATAAAAATGGTTCGTAACCTGACCTTATATACGCATCTCTAAGAAGTTGAACATTCTGCTTTGGGTCGGAAACCCATGTTGGTTGTTGAATGGAAATTCCATTATACTTGAAGTTGCAGGTAGATGGAAAAATGATACCATTTAAAATAGGATAGCTGCCATAAGTATTAAAATATAAATTAATAATACTTTCTTGAAACTTAACTGTCGCACTACTTGCAGCTAAATTTGGATTAAGTCCATTAAAAGTACAATACTTAGAACCTGAACTAAGCCCAGCATAACCTCCACTAAACCCATACCTATATATATTATTAAATGCTTGCTGGCTATTTACATTATATACAGGATTACTTGCGAAAAATAAATTATCATAAAATTGCGCAGACAAGGTAGGTAAACTTCCAATAATCGTACATCTTGTAACTCTAGCTCCATTAGACATTCCGAAAACATCTGTTTTTAAAATTTGACTGATGTCGTCACCTAATATACTTTTTATACATGTAAAAATTTCATTAATCACCCCTCTAAAACAAACATAAGTAGCCCCTATAAGTACAGCTCTAATATTAGCAGTACTTAAACTCTTATACGGAAATTCCCTCGTTCCATTTCCAGTGACATTATCCCCTTTATAAGTTTCCACCCACACAGTATTAGCATTGGTAGCCAGTACTGCGCTATTGCTTCCATCCGCATTAGGGATATATATGGTTTTAAATAGATTTCTCATCTTGTTGTCGTGGGTTTAGTGCTTGTAATAAAACTTCAATGCCTACAGTAGCCGATGCAGTACCTACCATTACATCATATTGCAATGTAGGGTCAGGAAATTCAGATACAACTCCGTACCATTCCTGAAAGTCTGTTGATTGCTCCGAGAGTGGCTTACTCTCATCGAATTGTAATATGCCGTTTATTGTTGTCATGTTATTAAGTGCTTATGGTTGTGTCATTGTTATTATACAAGTGCAATCAGTTTTTCCAGCAACCACACCAATTTCATTCAAATACATCACAGTTCCTGCAGGAATCATGATTCCAACAAGTGTAGTTTCATTGTAAATTACTGAATCAATCGTAACTGAGATTGTTGAGCAACTTGGCATTTTTCGAACTGATTGAACAGTTAGATTAGTTGTCCAACTGAATTCTTTTGGAATTAGAATTCCATTAGCTCCTATTCTATCTAAAACCAATATAACAGGAACTGCAAGAATTGTTAGTACTTGAATTGCTTTTGTAAGATATTTTACTGAAATTGTACTTCCTATTGTTGGTGCAAAATCTAATGTGAATGTTTTACCTGATAAAACAGCACCTTTACGTTGAATACCGTTAACGAATACAATCAGAGCCGCAGCATTTAACGGTGTACTAGTAACTGTGAAACTTTGATTAATTCCATTGACTGAACCTGTCGGAATTTCTTCCAGCCATTCAGTCGTAATGTCTTGTATTTTTGAATAAACAGCACCACCGGCAACCGGGTTCACACTATTTTCAATAATAGTTGAATCTGTTTTAGCACTTCCGATTTTCCAAACAGTATCAGAAATATCCCAATAATAAGTCATCGGATTACCACCAACACCACTATCAACTATTGCATAATCATTTTCTCTTCCAACAGGAACAGCTGCAGTTAGTGCTTCAAATGTTGCATAAGTTCCTTTGTAATGGTCAATAGCATATTTTTCCCAAGTTCCTGAAATTTTATGCCACCACTTTTCCCCAGTATCTGTACGAAACCATTCCATACCAAGTGGATAACCTGCAGCAACATGATTTGCTGAAGAAGGTGCCGAATTTGTATGGACTGCTGGTTGAATTTTTTTCATGATGAAGATATTGTATATGCTATGTATGAATGAGAAAAAATGAGAAAAATGTTAGAGTTTAATCCATTTTTTACCAGTTGATTGAACTCTGAGAATTTCACCAGGAAGTAAAACTATTGAAGTTACTTGGTCAATCTTTTGTGAAGCTGTTGTATTTACTGTTATATTATCTGAAGTATTTGAATTCTTAATATTAAACATTTTACCAATATTACCAATAGCTGATAAAAGAGTAATAACAATATCCGCACCAAAAGAATCAATCGTATAATCATTTAATGTCACGGTATAATTATTCAAATAATTGTATTTATAGTCCCATATTTTGTTATCATATATTTGGGAAGACTCTATTTTTTTGCCATTTGTTAAACGTAATTTATTGGTTGGACCCTCAACGTATGTTGAATCGTTATTATAAGCCCATGATAATCCATCCGGAATTAATTGCCCATCATTATAACAGGTTGTTCTTAAATTTTGCTTTGTCCACCATTGTGTTCCAATCTTAACAATATCGTATTCATATCCATCATTATCAATAACAGTTGAAACTCCTGGGTCAGTATTTCTAACACATCTTATTGACAAACCATAAGAACCATTGAAGTTTCCTCCGTTAGAAGAATTAGATATATCCCAAAAATAAGCAGCTCCTGAAGTTCCTGGTGTTGATGACCAGAATCGACATAATTCAAAAATGCCTACAAATATATCAGCATACCATTCACGCATACCACCAGGAACAGCTGTAAATCCTGTTTCATTTGTTGCAAGAACATCGAATTTCCAATTATTTGTTCCGGATTCTCTAAGCTTGCGATAATCACTTGCAACAAAAGTATCTAATTCTTGCCATTGTGCGTATGTTGGAATACTCCAACCTGTTGGTGCAAGTTTACCTGTATTTACTGCATCAAATGAATAAAGTTTACCAAAATCATAAACAATATCTTCAAACCTGATGGTATTTTGAGTTATTTTTACCTTATTGTTTATATCAACACCCAATAATCTTGTAACCGAATTATCTGTTTTTGTTTGGTCTATTTTAATATCATCTACTGATATTCCTTTATACATTTCTGCGGTTGATGAAATATTTCCACCTGAAAAAATTTGAGAGGGTGAATAAAACCAAGAAGTGTCACCAGTTACTTTAAAAGGTGTTACTTGGTCAGCTGTAAGCAAAACTCTAGAAAATCTATCAAATGACAATAAAGCATCAACATTTTTTACAACTATATATAATGCTGTAAATCCTAATAATGTATTGTGTATACATATTGGTTGAATAAGTTGGGTAAGATTATCTGATGAATAAGCGGTAAAATGTGTTACTCCATCAATTATTATTTTGCCAGTACCATTTTTTATAACACCAACAATATTTACATGCTTAATCTTTACATCTGTGTCAATAACATCTTTTGTAAAAGTTACATTTTTCAATGTGAGTGAACCACCATAGGCTTGAATATATCCAGATGATGATGGATTTGTAAAACTAACATTTTCTATTTTGCCGTATGTTGTAAATGGAAATCCAGCAAGATTGAATGAAAAAGATGGAAGTCCAATAATTGACATTGCTTTTGGTGAAGGTATTGTAGGAAGATTCATTACTGTTGGTCCAGTAAGTGTTATTGTTCCAGCAACATAAATATTTGTTGGTAATAAACTATCAACTGAAGAATTCCAAGCTGCTATTAATTCAGTTATTGTTGTTACATAAAAATTGTTAATTAAATTATTTTTGTTTTCTTTCTTTAAAAATTCTTCATAAACAGCCTCGTTGGAAATAGCATTTTTACTGTTATTGATAATTTTTTGGTCAACTTTAGGCAAATTATCAATTATACTAGCATCAATACGTTTGTTATCTTTTGGTTTAAAATACTTACCTGTAAATGGTGTATTTATTTGTCTATCAGATTTTAAAGCAGCACCAATATTTGTTTCATCAATAATAACATCATTTGGTGAATTAAATCCAACAGTAACAATAAGACCTTTTATGTAATTTTTTAACGTTAGCCAATCAGAATCTGTTGGTATTAATGTTCCGCTTGGTTCTATTCCTAGTTTTGTTGCATATCCATTATATAAACATCCATAAGTATTTTTAATAGTTTCAATATCGGTAAGTTCATCAAATGGAACTAAATCACCATCTTTTTTACCGTATATAGCCATAGCTCCTGTTGTATTAATCCCCCAATTAGTATTTGATAGATTCGTTGGAATTAAATCACCATTATTATAATGAGTAGTTTTAAGATTTTCTCTTAACCATACTTGTGTCCCTATTTTTGTTCCAGAATATTCATTTCCATCATAATCTGTCGCAACTTTATCAATTATAGTTCCATCAGGTAAAAGTAATTCAGTCGTATTTGCATTTTTCAAACATCTAACATTTATTCCTGTTGTTGATTGAATACTTAAAACAATATTATTTAATCCTTGATGAAAGTTTGCCATATAAAAAAAACTCATCGAAGTTCCAGTACTCTGAGTATACAAAAGATTTCTTTCGCCAATAAACTTAAAATTACCAGCGGCATCCCTGTAACCAGACGGAATGCTATTGAAATTAAACTTATCAGTACCATAAAAACTATTTTCAATCCATCTTGGATGTAATGTTGTGTTAGAAACCATTGGTTCCCATTTACTTATTTGAGAATTTGTGATTTTCAAAACAGGTTCAATATTCATATTAGCAGTTTCCCACCAATACTCAACTCCGCCAATATTAACAGTTAATCCTTGTTTTCTTAAAACTATTGGAATTTGGCTAATTACTTCAGCCATATTAGCATACGGTGTTCTATTTTTATTATAGTAATTATCAGTTTCACCAGCTTTAACCAATTTATAACCATTCCAAAAATAAGTATTTCCTTCAAAAACATAATTTACCCCAGCACTAGGGTTAGTACTACCACCCCAAATTAGGATTCTCGCCATATTGAAAATGGCATGATTTATAAATCCTGAAGATAAATCAAAATAAGCTCCACCAATAACAACTGTTGGTGCTGTTGTTATTGAAAGTAATGTTAAAGTTTCAGCTTTTGTTCTAATTTCATTAAAAACTCCACCACTTTGAACAGCATTTGCACTATTAAGTGTTGGATATGCATCAATAGTTAGTGGTTTATTATACAGTTCCCACATGCCACTGGATTTCTGATAAAATTTTGAACCAGTTTCTGTATTAATCCAGTCACATCCTAATGGAAATAATGTTGTATCATCAGTAACAACTGGGTCTCTTGGAAGAAATATTTTTGGTTGTATTTTTTTCATAATTATAAATCTAATATGTTTATATCGCCGTATTCATCAGTATATGAAAGTATTACAACATTTCCTTGATTTTTCACAACCTTTGAATAATCTGTAGCTATATTTGCAAATATTTTTCCAGAACCAATAACATTGTTTTTTATCTCAAAATTTGTAATATCATTTCCAATCAATACTTTATCACAAGAACTACCAAGCATAATATTTTGATTGTTATTACCAATGATTGAATTTGTATTTGCTATACCAATATTTATAGACGTATTTGTTCCACCAAATATTAATTTAGTGTTGTTTATTCCTAATTTGATATAATCTGAATTTCCATTGAACGTCAAATCGGTATTACCTGAATCTATGAAGATGTCATGAAATGATGAACCTATGAAAACAATATTTGGTAATACTTGACTTTTAATTGTGTTGTTATAAACTGTTGCACTATATGTTCTGAACATTGGTGCAATTTCTGTTTCTGTAGATACAGGAACCTTGTATAATGTACCATCAACATAAACCGGATAACCATCATAAGCAAGTCCAACAAATGCTCCATTTATGAATGGTAATTTATGCCAATTTGAACCAAGAGTACTAACCGTATGTGTTTTTACACAAATATAAATATCTGTAGCATCTTTAACAATAGCTCCAACAGTATAATCATTACCTATTGTCCATACAGCAGTTACTGCAATTTTCCATCTAGTATATGTAAGATGTCTCCAATCAGTACAAATATCATTGTTTTGTATAGTATCAATACGTCTGAATATTTTACCAAAATTATATCCAATAGAAGCATCATCAATATCATAATGAATAATGTCTTGAGGATAAAGTGTTGATTTACATTCCGTTGCAAGTTTGTTTACGGCAAGAGCTTCTAAAACTATTGGTTCAACAACAGCACTTCCTGAAGTCTTATAATTGTTTATGATGTATTTCTGACCAACTGCAAGTTTACTAGTATCTCTTAAAGTTTTGACTTGAGCATACGTTAATGAAGTTGTAAGTTCAACAGTATCTACCTTCCAACCAGTTATATCACCAATGTGAGCTAAATCAATAAGTATATAGAATTTCGATTGGTCAACAACCCAAACTCTAGTAACATTTATGGCTAGTTGTTCAGGTCTATCATTTAGTGCATATAATGCTGATAATGATGCAACACTTCTGCCACCACCACAAACCATTTTAGAATCCACTATCGGAAGTACTGGATTATTGTGTTCGTATATATCTCCTCGTTTAATTGCCATTTTGTTCTGTTATTTTATTATTATGTCCAAGCAAGTGTATCACCAGTGAATGCAAGTTTTGCATTAGATTTGTATATTCTATATGTTACTGCAGCGCCATAAGAGTTTGTGCCGGTAACATCTAATTGTTTGGTAAATGCTCCAAGTTGTCCAGGAGAACCACTAACGGTCAATGCAGTACAATCACCAGCAGCCGCACAATAACAGTAATATGTGTAAGTAGTTGAACTTGCAGATACTCCTGATATTGTTCTTCCTTTAACATTAGTAAATGATGGATTTACAAGCAACAATAATGCATCTATTATGGTTTGGTCTGAACCTGTTAATCCTGCAGAATATCCAAGAACTGATTTATAAGCAAAAGTAATTGATTTCGAAACAAGATTATTTGTTGCATTTGCACCACCTGTACCACTCTTGTCTTTAATTACAACTCTGTAAGCAACTGTTGAAGCCTGTAATGATGCATCAGTATCTGTCAAACTAAAGTTGAAAGCTGTTGTTAAATCGGATATTGTTGTTCCAACTGAATCAGTTGTTTTATCAGTATGTGCTGTAACCGCAAACCAACCAGCATTATTAACATTTCTTTCAAGAGTATATGAAACCATTCCACAATTAGCAGATTGTCTTGTTATTGTTCCTGATATTACTGAACTTACATTACCTAGTTCACGAGATAAGTTATCTACTGAACCAGATGAATCTTTAACAAGATACAAACTCAATACAGGTATTGCATAAGCTGCTGGAGTTACTTCTTTGTATAATGTTGCAGTTCCACCATCAGTATCAGTAACTGTGTATCTATATATGTAAGATAATGTATTATTTATTGTTGCATCAATACCTGCTGCATGTGTGAATGTTGTAAGACTTATATCTGTTGAAAGATTTGTCCAACCAGTAGTTAGTCTATCACCAGCTGCAGCACGTTTCCAATCCAATGATACAGTACAATCAGTATTTGTTAATCCAAGAGTGTTTATTGTTTTAGAAAATGCTAGAGCATTCGAAACTGCTGTTCTCTGGTTAAATGCAACAGTTGATGAAGAAGTCAAAGTTATAGACGGAGCAAGTGATTCTTTTGCAATAAGTTTCATTACTTGTTCAGGAGTTTGTCCTGCTGAAGGTATTACTTGTCCTGATGCATATTTACCCAAATATTTGCCACCAGAAAGAGAAACCGTTATGTCTGAAACAAAATTTAATCTTTTTTGTGATACTGGATTTATTTCCAATAAATATTTATCAACTTTAAATGATGTACTAATTGGTGAAACACTTGAATTAAATGTAATTACACTTGAATTTAATATTGTTGTACTTGGTAATAATAAATTTTCAAGTGAATTTAAACTTAAATATACTTCGAAATCTTTTGAAATTTCTTGTACCAATTTAATTTCAACTTTAATAAAAGTTCCAGAAGTATAAGTTAATCTTGTAAACTTAAATTCAATTTGTTTAAGAATATCTAAGGAACAATGATTAATTTTAAATAAAACACCACCTGTTGTTGCAGCTCCACTCAAAATAACATTATCATTTATAAATGAAATTTCAGCTTCTAATATATTATTTTCCGAATCTCTTAAAAATATTTTTTGTTTTTTATTTGGTTTATTTGATGTTAAATCAACTTTGTAATTAACTAATTCCAAATATGATTGATTTAATGTAATATTATTTGATTTAACAAAAAACGGAATAGAATCTAATTTTGTTTTATCAAATATTGATAATAAACCATCTTTTGAATTTTCATCATAAATTTCAAATATTTTGCCTGAAGAAATTTCAAAATTCCCACCATTAGAAATAAAATAATCAGCAATATCTTGAAAAGTTGCTAATTCATTATCATCAATAATTGAAAATGTATCATAAACAGCAATTTTATTTGTTGTTAATATTCCAGCAGCAATTGTTGTTGCAGATTCACTTGATATTACAATATAATAATTTTTAGTTGTTCCATTTCCAGCAATAGAATAACCAAACCTACCATTATATAATATATTATCATAAGTAAAATATATTTTTTTACCAATATGCGTTCTGAATGAAGGATTTTCATCAAATGTGAAATAAATTTTATTTTCAGCACCAATTGCAACATTGATTACTGTTATAAAAAATTTATTTAATTTTGGATATTTTAATGGATTTAATAACATATTTTTGGTTATTTATTTAATTAATTATTTGAAATTGAAACCATATTTATATCAAAAAATAATTTAATAGAATCAAAATTTGAATCACATATTGAAAAATCACCTTTAAGGATTGGCAAATATTCTTCATGTTTTATTATATATGGTGTAATTATATCTATTTTTTCTTTAATTTTTCTTTCTTCAATTATTTGATTAAATATCATATATTCAAATTTGATATTATTTTTCAACATGAAATTATCAAAAATAATCTCAATATTTAATAAATGATTTTTCGAATATAAAAATTTTGAAAATTCATCATAAATAACAGATTTCAATAACTCACCATAATTAATAACATCTGTTTGATTATCCATTGATATTTGAAAAGCATAATTACAAACTTTACCATCAAATATATTATGTGAACTTAAACTATATTCAAATTCTTCAATTATTTTCGATAAACTTAGTTTTTCATTTTTATTTAACCAATATGATTTAGTATCGATAATGTTTTTGTATTGTTCAATATACTCCAGACTATTATTTGAATCAAAATTTATTGATTGTTTTTTCAATAAATATAAATTATTGATTGATTTTTCTGTTGTTGAACTAAGTATATTTTGAATAACTAATGTTGAATATTTCATCAAAAAGTTATAATAACTTGTATTATCAAATAATAAATTTTTACCATGATTATAACCAATACTTGCTCTTAATGAATTTTCATCGGTACCATTAGAACCAAATTCAAATCCAGACAAATTGTTTATGAATATTTCATCATCATCAATATCAATAACACTACCAATACTATTAATTATGTTTTGTGTTTCAAAATCATGTTTACCAACAATATTTCCAAATTCTCCTGAAGTCAACCTATAAGTAATATTAACTGAATCATTTAAAATTAAACCCTTCACATATATAATTATTGGGTTTTGAATATCATTTGAAAATTTTATTATAAATTGTTTATCATTTTCAGGAACTGCTGAAACATTATCAAAAAAAGATTTTACTTCAATAAAATAATTTCCATTCACTTCAATTGAAATACTATTTTCAGCAATATTTTCTTCTTGTAAATAAAAACGTTCAACATATTTTCCAGTACTTATTTGTGATGAAATTCTTACTTCACCTTCAATAACAGGAATAATAATATTATTGTTTGCTAATCGTAAACTTTTATCCGAATTATAATAATATTTTAATCCTGATTGTTTATCAGTAAAAATAGAATATGGAGGTAAAAATAATGGATAACCACATCTATTGAATAATTTTGGTGTTATTTTTACTGACAATAATCCTTTAGCTGGATTTTTCAAAACAGGTTCAAATCCATTTTGTGCAGATAAATTTCTTAATGATGCTAAACTTTGAGCTGTTAATATATTTCTTTCTCGTTTAGATATATCCAATCTATATTCCAAATTTACAAATAATGCTTCAATACCATTGAACATTTGCCAAAAAATATTTGTAGATTTTTTTGGTATTCTTTCTGAAATATATTTTTTTAAAATTACTGATATTCTATCCATAATATATAATTATTAAGCTCCGATTAAAAATTTTTGTTGATATTGTTGGTCATTACCATTCTGGTCTTTTGCATCAACTGTGAAAAGAATATAAATTATATCCTTTAAATCAGGAGTTTTTAAAGTTTCAACTGATATTGTATAATTAAAGTAAATAACATGTTGACAATTTTTCGAAATATAATTAGAAATTTCATTTTTTATTTGGGTAATTGTAACATATTGATTAAATAAATATCTGTTTAAATTTATTGATTCACCAATACCCCAAATTTCATTAGGTCCAATTTGAATAGCTAATTCAATTTCTTGAAAAAACAATTCAAGTTTTTCATTTAAAATTGAATCATGATTTGTTGAACCATGTAAACTTATATCAATATAATCAATTTCAGTACTCATATTTACTATATATTAAACAATTATTGTTGGAGTTTCTCTCATTTTTATTTCAAGAAAACTATTTAATTTACCCAAAGTATTTGAAAAAGAATTCCAATGAGTATGGTCATCTTGTGCATATACAGCAATTTGTGTTGCTTCATTATTACAAGATTTTTGATTAAATTTAAACTGATAACCAATTGTATTATTTATGTTTGTTTTTTGTGTGAATTTTGGTAGATTATAATAAGTTAATTCATTTTTAAAAGGATATATGAAATTAATACCATGTAATTTATTTATTCCTGTTTCATCAGTATAAAATAAAAGTAATGTATTAAAATCAAAACTTTGAACAGCTGCTTCATTAAAAACACAGTTATTGAAATCAATAACATCCTTATAACCAATAAAATCAAATTGTTTATTTCCATTATCAAACATACAAACATCAGTATCTGTTGCTTGAACAACATTTTTAACATTAGTTATTGTTTTCCAAGCAGGAACTAATAATTTACATTTATTTGGAATTTGACAAATAATTTCATTCCAACCATTATTATTATCTGTTGTTACAAAATTAGATGATGCTATAGTATTTATGAAACTAACAGTTTGTTTATAACTAGTTGAATTTAATCCCATTTTATGAAGCATTTTCCAAAAAGCAATTTCAACAACTTCTTCAATTTCAATATCATTTAATCCAATAGATTGCCTAATAATATTTTCCATATAAAACTGTATTGCTTTAGGAAAAACCAAATTTGGTGAATCATTAATTAAAATTCCTGAATTAACTATTGTTGATAAATTAATGAAAAAATTTGGACTTTGCCAGTTTGGTAAATTTAATGCAACAAACTTAGTGAAATAACATGGATTTCCACTTGAAATAGCTTTATCAAAATCTACTAAAGCTTTTGAAAAAGTAATATATGTACTTTCGGTTTCTCTTAATTGATTTAAAATTGGAAGATTCATATTATATTTATATTAAATTATTATTTGGAATTTATTGAGAAATTTATTTTTAAAACCTCGATAAATATATATATTTTGTTACAATTAATTGAAAATTTTTAATTTATGGCTACAAATAGTAGAGAATTATATAAACTTCCAAAAAAAGTTACGTCTGTTGAAGGATTTATCGATGATGGTTCTGAAAGCTTAATAACGGCAGAAATGAGGGCTTATATGTCCAAATTTTCAGACCCATTATCATTAAATTTCAAATTAATGGTTGATTATGATAAATCTTCAGGTTTATTTGCACCAGATACAGTAACTGATTCAGCTTTAGCATATCTTAAAAGAATTGGTGAAAATGAACGTTATAATATGTTGTTACGTTGGATTTCAGTTTTTCAACAGTTCATTAAAAATTTTGATTTTTTAATTGAAGAAGTTGAAGGTATTGATGAAATAGTTAATCACAAAACAGGTGATATGTATAATGATGAAGCCAAAATTTCAATAAATATACGTGAAACTTCAGACATGTTAATTCAATCAATATTAACAACATGGAGACATATTTGGTTTGATGATATTCGTTGTGTTGAAGTATTACCAAGCAATTTAAGAAAATTTGACTTAAATATTTTGATATATAATTCTGGTTATTATAATATGACTATATATGATAGTATTGAATCACAATTTTTTAATAAATTAAATAAGGAATATGATAAGGAAGGAAACGAAATAACAAAACCTGAAGATTATCAGAAAAAAATGTTTCCAACTATAAAAAAATTATCAGATAAATATTTTATTGAAAATGCAAAAAAATATGATTTTAATCATCATTTAATAATGATGAAAGGGGTTTCAATAAATAATGAAGAATCAGGAAAATCATTTTTCACAACATTATCCAATGAAATGTCAGGCGATGGTGTTAAAAATGTAATGGTTTTAGATTTTAGATTTGCCAGATATAAGGGAACATTTAATAATATTATGGGTGAATTTGATTTTGTTGATTTACTTGTTCTTGCTGCTGTTGAAAATAAAAGAATGTCAATAATGTCTGAAGAAGATTTTAGAAAAGAAACAGGATTATCAGGAAATAATACAGACCCATATATAAAACAAGCTGAAAAAACAAAAAACAAGTTTAAGGATTATTTAAAAAATGCTGGTGAATCATTTAAACAAACAGGTATTGATACAATAAAAGAACTTAAATCAAAACCAGCAGAATATTCTAATAATTTAGTTGGACCAAATAGTGTTATTGGAAATGCAATTGAAACACTTACAGACCCAACAATGTTATCAAAAATGGTAAAAAATACGGTTGATTTAGGCATAAGTTATGTTGAAGATAAATATATAAATGGATTCATAAGTAAAGCAAATAGTTTGGTTATGAATAATTTTTCAGAAAATTTTGTTGATGTTTATAAAAAATATTTTGAAGAAAAACCTTCACAAATATCCTTGATTGAAAATACAGTAGCAACTGATACACAAATAGGTAATGGTGTTTTTGATTCTCCTGGAATAATTAAAAACGATGCTGTTGATTCTAATGTATCATTGATTATAAATGAACCAATAACACAATCAACAAATGGTTCAAATTCAAATTATCCTCCTGGAACAATACCTAATGATTTACAAAAAGGAATAAGATTAGAACAATCAAATATATATAAACGTGGTGGTTTTTAAAAAAAATTAAAATGATAGGTGATATTAAAATATTTTTTGGTAAAATTGTTTCTGTTTCAGATGAATTAAAAATCAATAGATGTCAAATATCTATTGATGGACTAACAAATGAAATAGTTCCAGAAGACCTTCCCTGGTATTTTCCATGGTATGGTATTAATTATTTACCAATAAAAGATGATGTTGTATCTGTAATAGTATTTGATGATAATTTTTCAACAGCTTTTTATTCACATAAAGTAAATCTTATTGATTTATCATTAGATGCTGATGATTATGAAAATTATCTTGAATTATTTAAACGAACAATTAGTGATAAAAATGTATCATTAACTTATAAAAAATCAACAGGAATTGAATTCATTAATGATAAAACAAAAATTCAATTAGAATTAGATAAATTATCATTATTTGTTGATTCAAATAGCATAATTGTCGATAAGGATTATATATATGTTGGTAATAAAGCAAAACAATTTGCCCCATTAGGTGATAAAACGGTAAAACAATTAGAAGATACTGTAAAACATCAAGGAAATATGATAACTGAAATGATGTCATTATTTACAGCTATTGCTGGAGCTTCAACAAATCCATTTACATTACCAATAAGTATTGCTTTAACCCCATTAATTGCAAGTTCATCAGCAAAATTAATACCGGAAAATACTAAATTAAAAATTTCAGCAGGAAAAAATAACATACAATCAAAAAAGACTTACATTGAATAAAAAATAAAACTATGAATTTACCAATAATTATATATAATATTGATAAAAAACAAATTTCGAAAACATCTATTTCGAAAACAAATTGTTTTTATTTTTACTCATATAAAAATATGAGTGTTAATATTTTATCTGGAAATGCATTATTATACTCGGTTAAAGAAACAGGACCTGATTCAATTCAAACTTTTGAAGGACAAAATTTCAACAATAATTTCGGATATACACTTTATATTCCTGTAAATAATACATATATTGAACTGGAAATAATAGTTGATTCAATTTCAATGATATACACAATATATTTAGAACTTGATAATATTATTGATGAAACTAATACACATTATAATGATTTAATTATCAATAATAAATTGCCATCATTTGTTGAATTAGAACAAGCAATACCGGATGAATTTAATAAAGTTGAATTAATAAAAAGATTACTACTTGATTTCAAACATATATTAAAACATAAAGGGACAAAAAAATCAATAGAAAAATTTCTGGAATTTATTGGTTTTAATGATTCAAATTTAACAATATTTGATGAATATATAAATACAATATCTAAAAACATAACAGTAAATCCAAATAAACAAATTGATAAAAAAACAGGAAATTATCATGTATTATATGATAATTATGATAGTATTGGATTTGATAATAATAATTTACCAATAAGAGAAATAATACTTACAAATATATTAAGTTTTGAAAAACATTTATTAAAAACAATAGCATTATCAAATATATATTTTACTCTTGATGAACAGGAAATAACTTTTTTTGGTTTAAATTTTTCATCAAATATTCCATTTGAACAAAGTATTACATCAAATATGAACATAATATTTGATAATGATATTTTTGGATTTAGAAAAAACCTACATATTGATTTAATATCTTATACTGATTCAGATACTTATAAAAAAATTATTGATAATTGTGTTCAAAAAGATAACAATATTTTTAAATCAGAAATAAAAACATATCTTATTGATTTCAATTCAAAAATAGGTAAAAATATTTATGTTATTGATGATGAAATATTTGATGATGTTAACATACCTGTTGAATATGATATTGCAAAAATAGATAGATTATTTGGCAATATTTTACATATTGATATAGAATCACCAAATACATATATTGAAATATCAATAATAGATAAATCAAATATAACAAATAAATTAATTATACCGAAAATTTATGTAACTGATTTTTTTAGAAGAAAAATAGTATTAAAAAATACATCAACATATACAATAAACATAAAAACAACGGATATTTATAATAATACTGAAGAATATTTTTATGATTTTTCTGTTAATCCAAACATACAAAGAATTGGTATTGAAACATATAGCAGTTTTTTAGTTGGAGAAGATAAAAATAAATTAACATTAGATATTGATTCATCAACAAGCATATCGAAACATGGTATTTCAGATATTAATTTTATTTTACCATTAGAATTAATACCAAATGAATTATCAACATATTATAATATACAATCACCAAATATAATTAATTGGTTATCAGATAATGAAAAATATTTCCTAACATCACTGAATGATAATTTTAAAACTAATTCAGTTACGGAAAAAATTTCATTAGAATTAATGGAAAACTGGTTAAATATAATTTGTTTCAAATATGATGATAATTTTGAATTAAAATTAAAAATTTATGATTCAAAATTATGCGAAAACATAAATATTGATTATACTCTTTTAGGAAATTATCATAAATTATCGGACAAATTATACATAATGCTTATTGATGTATATGATAGAGATGAAAATGATGTTTTAGAATTAATTAAGACCCCGTATTATTTCATAACAACATTAGAAGCTGGTTTGGATTTAAACAAATCACTTTATGATTTTGTTTTGGTAAATAAATTAAATTCAGTTGAAAAATCAATATATAATTTAATTCCTGATGAAGAAATATTTAATTTAAAAATACCTGTTAACTATGATTTTCCATTATTTGAAATAAAATCAGAATTATTTCCAAGTTTTAAAACATATATATCTGCAGATTCATATACTGAAAATATTGAAGGTATTGATTATCCTGTTATTAAATCATTATTTCCACGACTAATAAAAATTTCTGACGAAAACCCAGAATATTCATATAATCTTAATCTTGGTGATGTTATTTTTTGTAAATTAGATGATAAATATGTTATTAATCAGCAAGATATTGTTTGGGAAATTTTTAATTCTTTTACAAACGAATTATTATTTGAATCTAATGAATATATGTTGAAATTTCGTATTGAAGATAATTTATGTTATGATATTTCATGTAATTTCCTGATAGATAATATCAATTATAATATATTTAAAAAATCAGCATTTTCAAGTTTCATAAAAGAATGGATGTAAAAATTTGAAAAATTACATCCAAATAAAATAATATATAAAATAATCAAATGAAGAAAACAATAATTTTTGGATTAGATTTAAGTTTTAATTCAACAGGAATAACAGTAACATATTTGGAAGATTTAATTGGTAAAAAAATTCAGTTCCATAAAGTTATTTTTGATGATAATTCAAATAAAACAAATAAACGTTATACACCAACAAAAATAAGGAATGTTAATATATTGACATATAGAATGCCAACAAATTTATTAACAACTGAATTAGTTTTGGATAATACTGATATAAATAATTTCGAACAATGTGATGCAACAATTAAAGCATTAATTTGTAGTAAAAAAATAGGTATAATAATAGCTGATTCTTTAAAACAATATTGTCCTGATGAAGTAATATTCTCTATTGAAAATTATATAATGCCAAAATTTAATGGAGCAAATCAATTAAAAACTGTTGGTGGATTAATAACATTACAAGGATATGTTCGTGAAATTGGAATAAAATTATGTTTAGATTCAAATATTAAATTCAGATTATATACTCCAACACCAAGTTCAAATAAATTATTTTTCACAGGTAATGGAGGAGCTGAAAAACCATTAATGTTAAAATGTTTTTTAGAATTTTATGAAGGAAATAAATTATTACCAACAATAACAAAAGATTCATCAGCAATAATAAATGATGTAATCGATAGCTTTTCATTAGCATATAATGCTTATTCAAAATTAATAATCAATAAATAATAAACAATAATTAATATAATAATTTATGGAACTTATTTTTTCAAATAAATCATTACAATTTATAATTAACGCAATAAATACAGGAATGGTTGAATATCAATCATTAAAATCATTAAAAATCATATCGAAAAATAAACCTGAATTTTTTATAAAGATAATTGATGTTGATATAACTGATTATGTTTCTTCAATGATAAATGAATCAAGTTTAAAAAATGAGATTGATTTTGTTGAAACAAATTTTTATGATTATATTGTTTTTGGCAAAACAGAAGGAGAAGATAAAAAAAATACATTAATAACTATTGGTTTGTTAGAATTAATATCTATTTCTGAAAAATTAATAACTGAAGATAATCAAACAAAAGATTTAGTTAATAATGACACAAAAAGTTGGTCATTATATGATGAAGATTGGGATTTAATTGAAGAAAATTAATATAAATTAAATAAGTATATAAATCATATTAAAAATAACATTATGCAAAAAATCGAATTTTCCTCATTACTTGGTTCGCTTGAAGGTTTTAAAACTAAATTTCGCGAACTACATTGGAATTCAAAATTAAAATCAGAACATTTATTATGCGATGATATTATGAATAATATTACAGATTTTCAAGATAACTTTGCTGAACAAGGATTTTCAATTTTTGGAAAATTACAAATAGGTGAATTTATTGCGGAACAAAGTTATTCACAAACAACACCTGAAGCTTTAAAAGAATTATTGGTAATTCTTATGGAAGCAAAAGCAACATTGATTGATGATATTAATTTCTGTAGTTTATCAGCATTAACAGATGATATGGTTGGAAAAGTGCATAAATTTATGACTATTTCAACTTATAAATAGGTTTAAATTATTAATAAAATTAAGATTAATTGGTATGGATATGGAACAAAGAAAAAATCAATTTTTTCTGTTGTCTTTGATGTTATTAATGATTGGTTTTTTACAATATTTCCGTAAAATTACAAATGGTTATAAATTAAGTAAAATAGGTAAGGTTTTATATCTTGCAACAATGATAATTTTTGTAATAACAATTATGATTGTTTTATATTTTACTGAATTAAATAGTTTGGTATCTTTTTGTCTTGGTTTAGTAGTAACAACTTTATCGGAACATATTGCTAAAATGTTTATGGTAATTGGAAACAATTTCAATAATATAGTAATAAAAATTGTTGATAAATATATAGGTATTGACTTATCGGAAGAATTAAAGGAAGAAGTAAAAAAACCTGAAGTAAAAAAACAATCGATTTTAGATAAAATCAATTCATTTCAAAATGAAAAGAAAAAATAATTTTAATTAACTTTATTATGACCAAAGAAATTTTTTATTATATAGTGACAATTATAATACCATCATTATTCACATTGTATAGTTTTGGAAGTATTGTGTTTATTATTGGTGAATTTAAAGAACAATTAATGAAAGTTCCACATATATTCATTATATTAATTATTCAATTAATATTTTTGGGAATATTGCAAATACATACGTTTCATTATCTTTTCCATAATTATATTCCAGAAAATTTTTATTTCATATCAATTTTTTTAAATATTTATGTTATTTTTGAAATGATTATAATACATAAATTGAGTAGGGGTTATTTAAAGTTTTTAAATCATAATAGTTCTGAATATAATATTAAAAAATTAAATTTATTTATAACAAAAATAACGAAAGAAATATGTAAACATAATATTTTTTTCAGGACAATAACAGAAATTTATTGTTCAATTATTGGATTTACATTAATAAGTATGATTATACATAATTATTCTGAATTTAATTTATTTCTATTAATTGTGTTTGTTTGTTTTTATTCAACAAAAAAATATTTATTTAATTTCATATCAACATTAAATTAAAAATTATGGAAACATTAATATTAAATTTAAAACTTATTTTTAATTTTTCAACAATTATTGTATATTTGTTGGGAACAATTACTTTCTCATTAACATTATTAATTGATTGGTTATCTCCAAATAGAACATTAAAGAAATTTAATTGGTATCTTTCTGAATTTTTATATTCAACAATATCTATTTTTCTAGGAATGTTTGTATGTTTAGCTTTTGAAACATCACAATCAGTTATTTATGTTATTGGGATAATTATGGGTTTAATTGGTTCAACAATAATAAAAAAATTCATATCAAAACGTGAACAACTTGCGAATAAGGTTTTAAATAAGGTTGAAGATAAAATCGATAAAAATTAATTTTTACTTAATTAATTTGGTACGGATTGTTGAATTTTTTCATCAGTCCTTTCCAAATATATAAATAAAACAAACAAAAATGGCAATAACTGTAAACACACAACAACAATTAATTGAAGCTGATAGGCAATTTATTGATTTAATTAATAATCGTATAACAGTATATGGACAAATACCATATACTGTACCGGAAAGATTAATTATCGACATAATTAAAGAATCAGCAAGATATTTTTATCGTCATTATTGGAAAGCAACATATAAAACATTTTATTTTATTGCTAAAGAAGATATATTAGACCATACCAATAGTAATTCAGAAATTCAAAATATTAGTGATTATATGATAACTCTTCCAAGTTTTATCAATGTTGTTTATGAAATATATCATACAAACCAAACAACAATGCCAACATCACAAGAATTATTGAATAACATACAATTACTTCAAAGGTCTGCTCCTTATGGTCAATCAGTTTTAGGTATAAATAATTCACTTTACATTATAGAAGCAACTTGTAGAATGATTGAAGAACAAAATTATCAATCAATTTTTGGAACAAGTGTACCATTTTCATACAATAATTTAGTACATAAATTAAGCATACATAAAAATATCATTACAAATCTAATGGTAGATTGTTTAGTTAATGTTGACATACAATTCCTTTATCAAGATGATTTATATATTAGACATGTCATAGCTAGAACTAAACAAGAATTAAAACGTTTGATAGCTTCACATACAATAGAACTTCCTGGAGGTGTTACTCTAAATGCTGATGAAATATGTAATAATATTGAAGATGTTGATAAAGTGGAAGAAATACTCCGCAATAGTGGTGGGATTGGTGATATAATAATGATGCGTTAAAATATTCGAATATGGAATTTAAAATATATCCTTCAACAGATAATGATGATTCAATAAAAATTGAATTAATTAATTTTGGATTAGACATTGGACATATAATATTTTCAGATATTATGTGTGGTTATGAATATTTTGAAGATGATTTTTCTGAAGATGAATATTATGATATTTTTACAGAAGATAAATATCTATATATACAACAAGTTTATGTAGATAAAAAATGGAGAGGTAAAGGAATTGCAAATAAATTAATGGATAAATTTATATCATATTCTAATAAAAAATTTCCACAATATGATAAAATAGTATTAAATGCTTATCCAATGGAATTATCAATAACATTAGATTTATTGAAATTATTTTACAATAAATTTGGTTTTAATGAATTAATACAACAGGAAAATAATTGCATAATGCTTAAAGAAAACAATTAAAATAAAATAGCATAAAATATATGGAAAGTTCAACAGAAGTATTGTTCGGAAAAATGGAAATTTTGTATGAAAACATTTTTAATTTATTAAATGGTTTTCAACAAGCAAGTACTACAAATTCAAACATAATTGTTTCAATTAAAAATCAAGATGGAACAACAAAACCAGTCACGATAAATTCATTTCAACAATTACAACAAGAATTAACTAGAATTGATTCCAATTATAAATCATTAATAAATTCCGATAATTTATCATATACTCTTGAAGCTGATGGAAGTATTTCGCAACAAACAAAAACATCATTCATAAATGCAGAATATTTGGAGAATTTTGTTTTTGGAGATAATTGTGTTGTTGATATGAATTCAAATGTTGATAATTTAATTTATCCAAATGTTAAAATTCCAATCACAATAAATTCCACATTACATTCAGATATTTATTGTAAAACATTTGAAATACTTTCAGGTTGGGATGTTATTAAAGATAATCCAACACTATTAGATATAGAATATTTATATCAAATGGGACAAATAACTTATCGTGAAGTTAATCGTAGTTTAAAACTTGAAAAAAATCAAATTAAATATTTTGGTAAATTCACAATAGAATCATTGAAAACAATATCTACCAATATTTACGAAATAATAATAAATGATGTAACTTATGCAGGTATTAATACAATTGGCAATTCAGTTGATTTAAAATTGAATGATATTTTTGTTTCAAAATCAGGAGCATCTAAATATCAAATAACAGATATTGATAAATTTACAAAAACATTAAAAATAACAAGAATAGCTGGTTCAGAAATATTATCAATTGGTATAGATGCATTATATTTTAATGAAACATTAACCGAAAATAAAAATATTGTTGGTATTCCTGTTCAACCTGTTCAAAATTTAATAGTATTTTTATCAACAGAAAATTTTAAAAATATATCATTTCCATCAAATGGTATTAAAATAAATACGACAGATTACAAGGTAAATTATCAAAATAAAACATATACACTGGATGAATTTTTTACAAATTATGTAACAAATTTTTCAGAATATTTAATTTCATTAATGAATGAAACATCTATTCCTTTTAATTTAGGTATAATTCCTGAAAAACCTGTACTTTTAAATTCTAACTTTAAAGTTATTCAAATAAATAAACATTTGAATGATGTTAAATCATTATCTGAAATAGATGCGTTAAACAAAAGAAAACAAGCATTACAAACAGATATTGATTTTAAACAGTCAACAATAAATAAAACACAATTAGAAATTGATACACAAAAATTCAAATCTATTGAAGAAAAGAATTACAAGTTATCTCAAATAACATTATTAAGACAGGAAATAAACATAGCTAAAACAAATGTATTAAACATATCAAAAGACATTGATTCTAATGCAGTAAAATATGGTTTAAAAAATATTGTTCCAAAATATAAAATTATTGGTTTTTGGGATATTCAAACACCAATGTATTCACCAGTAACACAATCACAAAATATTGTGAAATATGAAGTAAATTTCAGATATTTATCAAAAAACATAGATACAATTGAAAACACATCATATAATATGATTAATAATCTTGGTAAATCTGTTTCAGTTGCATTTTCATCTTGGAATGATTATCCAACAAAAACATTATCAAAAATTGAAGGTTTAGATGGAAAACTAAAATGGGAAACACAAATATTGGATAGTATTGAAGAAATAAATATAAATCAATTAGCAATAACAATAAATGAAGGGGAATCAGTAGAAATTAAAATTAGGGCTATATCTGAAGCAGGTTATCCAATTTCACCAATAAAATCTGAATGGTCCGAACCAATAAGAATTGATTTTCCAACAGATTTACAAAAAACAAGCATATCTTCAACAATTAATCAAAATTCAATTGACTTAAATAAGGGAGAATTTGATTCAATTTTACAAAGTTATGGTTTATTAAATCATATTTCAGGAACAATAACGGAAGCTGAAAAAACATTTTTACATTCAGCAAAAGATATTGCTTCAGGACAATTTACTGCAGAACAAAAAAATATTCCATTAGATACAATGATTATCACTTTACTTAAAGAAATAAATACATTAAAATCAAACGAAATATTGAACAATGTTGTTGTTAATGTAATTGATTTTAATAACGAATCATTTATAATTAAAAATAATTCAACTATTGAATTATTTGCAGGAAATTATGCTGATACTGTAGATATTCTTGATAGTACAAAAAATGGTTCAATTATCCGTAAAAAAGGATATATAAAAATATCAAATACAAATACAGTTCCTGTTGAATTAAAAACATTCATACCAGGAAATGTATTTAATCAATCAAATGCTTTAACATATTATAATGTTCCAATTAAAAATGAATCATTAATAAATCAAAAAACAAAACAAATATTATATTTCAGAAATATTGATATTACAGGTCAAACATCAGATATTTTTAAATTAATTAAACCTATTGCAATACAATCAAAAACATATCCAAATCCTGAAAATATAATAAATGGCGTTAATGATGAATTAAAAAATATTTTTTATTGGGAAAATAACACTAGGAAAATATGTCAATTGGGAACCTCATACAGTACTGATTTCGTTGCATTTACAAAAGAACATCCCTACTATGGTTTAGACATATCAAAACAAGATAATTTAACCACATTAAACAATGAATTTTTGAGATTATCATTATTCACACCAAATAATAAAGCATCACAATTTCAAAGTGAATTAATACATGAAATAGATACTGATGAAATCATATATGATACAATACAATTAATAGGATTTTCAGATAATGATTTTTATGCTGTTGGAAAAAACACATGTGGTGCTTTTTTATATCCTATCATAAATAATACAAAATCAATATCTGTGGTTGGAGATTCAACCACATCAACTTTAATCATACCTAAAGAATCAGAAATACTTATACCATTTATTTACGAATATCGTATGATAGATAGGTTGGGTAATATTAATGGTATTCTTGGTCAACTATCAAGTACTGAATTACAATATGATAAAAAAATAGGTATTGATATGATGATAAATAATCAATTGTTTAAATTTGATATTAATGTTACGTCAAAATTAAAATCAAAAATAAAACTTGCTGATTCATTAAATATTAGTTCAGTAACTTCTAGTTTTACAGGTGAAAGTCAAGCAGGTCTTGTATAAAAATAAAATATCATGAGTATTAAAAAATACGATAATCAATCAAATCCATTTTCAACAAATATTTTTGAAACTTGTGTTGGAGTTATGAATATAGCTCCAACCAAGATTTCAGGACAATATAAAATTGTTGTTGGACTTGACAACATATTATATCTTGATGATTATACTGGCAGAAGAGTTATTCTTGATAAAAATGATAATTTTTTAAAGCAAGTGTCTAATTTTTTAAAACTTGAAACAACAATTGATAATAATAAATTATTATCTTATGGGGCTTTTCAACAATCAACAAGAAAATCATATCATATTCCATTATATTTAGGAAGTTTTCAAAGTAATGTTAACTTACCCAAATATTATGTTTTAAGTCGTGTTCAAAATGAAACAATAAACATTTCCGAAGATTTATATAAATATAGTGATATTCTACAAGTAATTGATTTAGATAAAATAGGATTAATTAAAATATTTAATGAAATTCTTTCAGATAAACATTTTGATTATCCGATATATTTTAATTTCGCTGAATCAAACATATCAATATTTGGATATTCTATAAAAAAACAAATACAGTCTAAAGTAAGTTTTGACATAACAAATTTATTAGCAAACCAACCATATCTTGAAGTTTTAAATAATAAAATTCTTAATGAATTTGATAAACAAAAAATATTTTTTCCTAAATTTTTAAATATTGAATTTGAATTCGAATATTCAAATAACCATATTAATTTTAATAATTTCTATGGTTATTTTTCAACAGCTGAAAATATAACACTAACCTTAAATGAATTAACAAACACATCACATAATATTAAAATCAAAGATTATAAAGATAATATTGTTTGGGAACAACAAAACATAACAAGTGAAATTATTTTAAATAATTATCTTGATATTATTGGTAGTGGGTCAATACAAGAAATAAATGAACAAATTCCACAAATAAGATTTTTAACAACAAGATTATCTATTGATGATAAAATCATAATAAGAGATTCAAATCAAGAAATTAATTTTCAATATATAATAAAAAATGAGGACATTGTTGATATTTCATTATATCAATCTTTGATAAAAGTTTGTCATTCAGCAACAAAAGAATCAAAAAATAGTTATATTTTTACTGTTAAAGAATTATCAAATAAATCATGTATTGTTACAATAAAAATTAATTTTTATGACACATTACTTGAATCATTCGCAGTCGAATTACCTTTTTATTTTAAAATAATTGATAGATATATCGGGAATGATAATTATTTTGAATTTCGCGGTATTGATTTAAATGATATTTGGTTATGTGGACAACCAAATTTATTTGATTCAACAAATAACATATCAATTAATGATAAGGAATATTTAATAATTGATAAGTTTAAATATGAAGACAAAACAATATTAAGATTGAATGAAAACCCAGGAATAGATAGATTAGCTGAATGCAAAATATTTAATACAGAGCAAGAAAAAATTTTAAAGTTAACACCAATACCTTTTTTAAATTTTCATTCAAAATTAAAATCATATAAACAATATAATCAAGAATCATATTCTCAAGAATTATTAGCTAAATTTAATAATCCAAATATTATTGATTTATTTAACATATATATAAGTGTAAATAATTTACCATATATTACGGATACAAATAATATTGATGATATTGATAATATTGAAATTCCCGATTATAATACTGAATTATGTCTAAATATGTTATTTAATTCAATAGGACAAACATCATATTTAACACCAAATATTTTAAGTATTGATAAAAGATTTTATGAACAAAATGGTAATTTAGATAATGAAAAACTTGATAAGGATTTATTAAGATATAATTGGTTTTTAATTAAAAGTGAATGTCCAGATTATTTGAAAAATAATATAACAGAATTAAGATTTTTCACAGAAATACCAAAAATAACTTCATCAATAATAAAAACAACTGATGATTATTGTGAAACAATATTTTTGGGGGTTAAATATCAATTACCAATAAAATACACAAATTATTCTTTTGCTGTATATCTTACATGTAATAATAAAGATGATATAACAATTGGATATACATTTGATGTTAATGATAATAATAAAACAATTTATTTGGTTATAAATAAATATTTGGATTTTATTGATTTGATTCGCAACATAAATGGGGATGAATTATTATTAGATTTAAGTTTTTTCTATAGCATAAATGATTCCTTTAATTCAATTTCAGAATATGTTGGTGATTTTAAAACATCATCATTAAAATTATGTACACCATTTGAAATAAATGAAAACATAGTATTTGAAGGAAAAACATTAAATGATTGGAAAACTGAATCAAATGGAATACAATATATTGCATTAAGATTAAATTTAACTTCTGATGATAAAATAAATGATTTACGCGAAATTTTCAAAATAGGAATTGATAATAAATTTTATGTTTATTCTTCAGCAATATATAATGGAATAAAATATGATTATAAATCATTAGAAATAACAGTAATAGGTTTAGTATATATTGAAAAAGATTATTTATGGTGCACTGATATTTTAATTGATTTTTTCAACACAGACACAATATTTTTACAAAAAATAAATAATATTGGAATAATTGAAATTATTGAAGTAAATAAAGCAGAATTAAGTTTCCAAGATATTCCAAACAATATAAATAATATTTTCGGAAATTATTTAAAATCAACATTAATAAATGGTATCGAATATCAATTAATTTTACCTGATAAACAATTGTCGGTAAAGAAAAGTTATTTTGAAATAGTTCAAAAAGTTGTTGAAAATACAATTGGTGAAAAAACAATGACAAAAGATATTTTCTTATTTAATGATACAGAATATACACAAACAAAAGAACAATTAATTGAATTATTTGATGGTACAAATGATGATACAATATATGATTCAAAAATAACATTATTTGATAGAAATCAAATTTGGTATGTTTTACAACAAATATTTATAACAGAACTAAAATTTAAAGGTTCATCAAATCAATTAGTTCGTAATTATATAAATAAGTTTATGATAACAAATTTATATGATTATTCAAAAAATAATTTTATTAAAATAAATAATACAGATAATGTTGATAAATTTATTGATTTAAAAGTAATCGATATAGATAAAAACGTATGTATTTGGAATTTATCAGATAAAAATATGTTGGTTTTATTCAATAGATTTAAAACAGCATATTCGCCATATATGGAATTATCTGAAAATGAAAAAGATTTCCAATTAACAAAATATAAAAAACATAATACACTATTCAATATTTATGATATTAATTTTGGTGGTACAGGAATATCAGCAACAGGGTTATGGAATGAAGTACAAGGAAATTTAGTTTCATCATTATTTTGTAAAGAAGATGATATTATTTTAAAAATTGATTATATTTCTCAAGTTGATTATAAAAAAATATTTATAAAAAACATAAATATTGATGATATAATAATAACGAATAATAATTATTCATATATTGAAAAAATTGATAAAAACATAAATGAATATATATTTGACAAATATGTTGATTATCTATTAAATAATTTTTATTATCTTGATTCAATAACAAATGAATATAATCAAAAAATAGAGTATTTAATTGATTCAAAAAATAATTATTTAATTAATTTTAAACCTGTGTCAACTTATGTTCAGAATTTTACGAAATTAAATATAATTTTTAAAAGAAAATAAAATATTATGGCTATCGAAACATTAAAGAAAATAGGTTTCACAAATATTGAACAATTTGTTGAAGATATAAATAGGAATTTTGCTGTTGTTCAAAGTTCACCATTATATAAGGGTGTTCCAGGAAAAACAGGTAAAGGTGTTCCAGGATTAGCAGGTTCAAGAGGAATAAAATTTTTATTTATCAATTATTTGAATTTTACAACACAATTCCCTACGGAATTAACAAATATTTCTCAAATTAATTTATCATATCTTAATTCAAAAGCTGGTGGAAGTTTTCCAATAAAAAGAAAACTTCTTAGTGCTTTAGGAATTAATGAATTTGTTGATAAAGATGTTGTTGTTTTATCAAATTCATTTATGTTAAGTTATGATTTTATAACTGAACAATTTATTGATACAGGATTAGCATTTAATTCAGGTTCAAATTTAACATCAACTATTGAACAACAAGTTGAATTTGTTGTTAATCAAAAACTTTCAGCAAATTCAGCATTAAATAGTTTAGGAACTATTTTTGAAATAAATAAATCTTATTCAAAAAATATACCAACAAATTCATTATTACCAATTCAAAATTTAGGTAAATCAGCATATATACCTTATTATGATGGTATTGGATTACCATTATCATCAGAAGTATCAACACATAAATATTGGGGATTTCCTGATTCTAAATTTAGTAAATTAAATGATGGAACTATGATTTTTGGTTCCGTGAAAAGATATATTGAATTAATTGAAGCAACATTAGATAATAATAATAATTTAAACAGTAATTATTCTCCAGGTGTTGGGAATATACCAGCATTAGTTATTTTACAAAATACTCCAAATGCTGGAATTCTTTTTGGCAATAAGACAAGTGATAATTTAAAATCATTTGGAAGCATGTATAAGGATTCTGAAGGTAATGTTATAATTAAATCTGATTCAGGTATAATAACATCACAATTTTCAAAATTAAAAATACACCGAACAGGTTTATGGTTTGATAAGAAAGTTTTTTTTGGAAATGATTTATCTGTTGGTGAAAATTTAATACTTGGTGGAAATATTTCAAACAAGTATTTTAGAACAGCTCAATATACTTCAACACAAACAGCTGAACTATTAGAAATTGGTTCAACCGTATTCGGGGCTAAAACAAATATAAAATCAGATTTAATATTAGATAAATATAAATCAAGAGTATTGGTTACCGATGCTTTAGGTGATTTATCAAAATTATATAATCTTGAAACAGTTAATGTTCCAGATTACCCACTATATTCAGGTCCAAATGCACAACCAACAATAGACAGAAGATTTAATGTAATACCATCTTCAAATTATCCTGCTTCAGGCAATCAGTCTTATGGTATTTTAACATCAAAATATTTGGCATATTTATATGATAAAATTAATGCAATAACAGCAAAAATACAAAATGACTATTATCCGATTTCAGATATTTTTAAAATAAATGTAGCAAATAGGCGAATTACTATTGGAGATAATATTTCTAATACAACAATTAATGGTAATTTAACAGTAAAAGCTAATACTAATTATATTGAAAGCCAAACAGGTGATAATATTCCAGCAGGATTAATAAGATTTGAAGCATTAGGTACTGATAATACGGGTAATGATGGTGGTGGAGCAATCGAATTTGAAGCAAATAATTTAATTAATTTAAAATCAACATATATAAAACTGGATTCAGATTCAATACTAACAAAAATAAATAGTAAAATATTAACAACAAATAATTATGGTATAATAACAGGCGAAACAGCATCAACAGCATTTAATAAAGCTTTTGGTACAGGAAATGCAGAGGTTGCTCGTGGTGACCATAATCATAGTGGAACTTATGAACCCGTAATATCAACAAAAGGAGACGCATTTAATAAAGCTTTTGGCACAGGAAATACAGATGTTGCTCGTGGTGACCATAATCATAGTGGAACTTATGAACCCGCAATAACTAAATTAACAGCATTTAATCAAAATTTTGGTACAGGAAATACAGATGTTGCTCGTGGTGACCATAATCATAGTGAAGCTTATGCTTTAATAAATGATGTTCCTGTTGGATGTATACAAATATGGCCTGGTCCATATACAACAATACCTTCAAATTGGCATCTTTGTGATGGTACGCGATATTTGATTGCAAATAATCCAACATTATTTGCTAATTTAGGTGGTGCATCTTCACCATATTTTAAAGACACAACAAATTTCAGCATACCTAATTTAATGCCTTCACAAAATATAATACAAGCAGGATTATTAAATTATGGTATTATTAATTATAACACTCCAAATGGGTATGTAATCGGTGAAATTCTTATAGCTAATACATCTGGTGCTTATGGTGAATTTACTGTTGATTCTGTATCTCCATTACTTATAAGTCCAAAGCAACATAAATGTACAGGATTCCAGGTAGGACAACAAATTCAACTAACAGGTGGTAGTGGTACTGGTGTTACTCTTGTTGTTAACGAAGCATATCGTGTTGGCGGTAGTGGTGGTGAATCAAAACATTTATTAACAGCAGCTGAAACACCACTTCCATCACATAATCATAGTTATACATATACAATTCCTGCAACAAGAGAAGCAGATAATGGAACTTATGATGCAGGGGTAACAGGAACACAATCCGCAACAACAACAGACTCATCAGATACTCGTACAATACAATCACATAATAATATGCCACCATATTTAGCAATGAATTATATAATCAAAATAAGTAATTTATAATGATAAAACTTGATGATAAAAATATTCTGATTTCTGAAGATACTGTTTTGTATCTTCAGAAACCCATACTTATTTTTGATATAAATAATTTGAATTTAGTTACTTCATTAAATGAAGACAAATATTTTCAGATTCTTTATAGTCATAGTTATGATAAAACAAATTATTCTGATTTTAAATCAAAAGAAAATTATAATAATCCTGACCAAATAGATATACCTGTTTATGTAGCAATACATTTTAAGAAAATTATTCCGACAGATTTACAAAAAGTTATTTCAATTCACCAAACAAAAAATGTTAATTCTACTTTACATCAAATAAAAATAGAAGATTTACAATATAATTCAATAAGTATTAATTTACAACTTGAAGATGAATGTAAATTTGAAACACTGTATAATGTAATTAATCAATTTCCAAGATGGAATTTTTATGATGGACAACAAGTTGCCGTTAATCGTTGGTTAAATCAAATAAATGCTATTTCTGAAATGTATGGACATACATGTATTTATTTTAAAACTGAACCAGTTGAAACTAAATCAGAGCATACTTTTAAAAATCATGTTTTTCGTAATGTTACCAATATTAAAAAATTACATATACTTACTCCTGGAAATGAATTACCACATGATAGAGTTGTTTATTCTGATTGGGATATGCCATTACAAGATGATTTTATAATACATATTATAAAAGATAAATTTGAACAAGCTTTTGGTGAATTCAAAATTCCAATTGAAAAAGATTATTTATATTTACCAATAATAAATAAATTATTTAGAGTATCAGCATCTCAGCCTAAAAATGGTTTTATGAGTAAGGTTGGATGGTGGGAAGTTTTTCTTGCTAAATTTGAAGAAGATGAATGCGTTACAATAAATGATGAATTAAAAACAGCAATGGAAAGTTTTGAAGATTTTGATATTGCAATGGATGCAATTGATACTCTTGATGATACTTTAAAATCAGAATTATTTAATGAATTGAATGGATTTAATAACAGTAGTTTAATGACTGTTGAAAAAATTGCTGAAAAAACAATTGACGAGAAAAAACAGGTAACTCAAAATTTCACAAATAAATTAGTTGATTCAACACATTATGTTTCATTAAAAGAAACAGAAGCAATAAGAGAATCTTATAACAATAGATTAAAAATAATATCAATTAATCCAGATAGTTCATTGCACCCAATTTCAATGTATGATAATTCAACAATAGATAAAAGAATTGTTGCAATGCAATATAATTTAATTGATTATGTTTCAAAAAACAAATTATCAATAGTTGTTTCAAAAAATTTAAAATTATCTTTCAATTATGTATATTTGAATAATTTTGTTGGTGAAATATTTGATTTATTATCAATTTCCGGAAATTTATCAATATTTACAGTAAAAAGTAATAGAAATAAATTAGAAATAATTGATAACCGAGTAAATAAAACAATAGTTATCGATTATACATTAAAATTAAAAGAATTATATAATATTGTTTTGGATTATGATTTACTTTTGAAACAATTATCTATAAAAATTTTCTCGTTACAAAATAATGAAAAAACATTAGATTATCAAAACATATATATAATTACAGAAGCTACAATAACACAATTTGAAATAGGTTTTATTCATTTATTTGGAGGCAATTTTTATTCAAATGATATTACATTAAATATTAATGATAAAAATATCATGAAAGATTATGTTAATCCATTACTTGTAATGAAACAATTTTAATAATAATTTAAAAATAATTTATAATAATATGGGAAATTCAAATCCAAAAAGTTATAATAATCCTGCGGCGTGGGATGAAATAGAATCAAAAGACCAAAAAACAAGAATATTGAAAATTGAAGAAAATCTTTATGCTGAAGATGAAGAGACATTAGAAATATCTGAAAGTGAAGAAATTTTCAAAGAAAATAATTCTGAAGATTTTTCAGAAGTATTACAACTAACAGCATATAATGATGGAGCTTTAGCAAATGAAAGAAATTCTGATTTTGTAATTGCAGAATATACTGAAATAAATACGGTTGAATTAGAAAAAAGACATCAACTTGAAGCTCAAAAATTTGTTTCGAAAATAACTAAATTTGTTCTTGAATTTAATGATATTGTTTTAAATGAAGAGCATAAAAATTATATTAAACAAATTGGAAAATTCCAATTACAACATTTAAGTGATTTACTTTACATGGTTTCAGTAAATAAACTAATGTTGAATAATATAATTGCCAGAGTAAATGCAACACAAGCTGAAGATTATGCAATTATTAATTCATATAATAATTTGGCAAATCAACATTTAAAATTGATAAAGGAATTAACTAATACATATAAATCAATACCACAAGTAATGAAAAAAATGCGTGCTGATATTATTTGTAATCAAGAACTTGAAGAAAATACGGCAGATGAAGAATTAATAACTTCAGAATATGGGGATTCACAATTCAATAACGGAAAACAACTTCTTAAAAACATATTGGAAAAAAAGAACAAAAAAATCGAACAAAATAATCAGCAATAAATAAATTATTAAAAATATTAAAAATTAAAATTATGGATATTAAATTAAGACAAATCCTATCAAAATCTGCGGGAACTTATTTTATCGTAACTGATAATTCACAAGTTGCTACGATTGAAGCAGAATCAAAAATGCGATTACTGTTTATCAATGTTGAAAAAGGTCCAGTAAATATGCTCTTTAAATTTGCTAAGGGAGATGTATCTGGGTTTGTATCTATTTTTGGACGTGGAACACGTTTACAAGAAAAGAAAGGAAATTTTTCAATTTCTAGTTGTTTAGAAGCTCTAACAGCAGGACCAATTGCAGTAATTAATTTACGCGCATTTACTTCAGCAGATACTTCAGGCATTATTGGATTAAATCCAAATAAATCAGTGGAAGATACAGCAACAGTAGAATATTCAAAATTATTTAATACAAATAATTTTTGGGTACCACAATCAAAAAATATTGTTAATTTACTTGACGGGAATCAAGTATTGAACTTTGGTAATGTTGGAACAACCGATATTTCAATTATTACAACAATTTCAACAAAAGATGATGTTTTAACATTAACAAATGAAGGTGAAAAATCACTTTTAAATTCATTATTAGAAATTGATGAATATCCCGCATTAGATTTTGATATGTTAGTTCAAGATACTTTTGTCAATGTATATATTTTTAAAAATACTTTTGGAGTTACAGCAAATACTAATCAATATTATGGTCATTTATTTAATGGTTCAGGTAATCTTGATTTAACTCGTATTTCCGAATTAATTAATATTCCGGAATCTGGTTTTGTAAGTAAAACAATTGGTTCATTAATTCCAAATCTTATATCTGAAAATTCAGTAAATATATCTATCGATAATTTACTTAATCAGAAATATATGGAAACAGGTGTAATATCTTTCATAAATGATGATTTATTTGAAGCCAATAATAAATTTTTATTAGATATTACAGGATATGAATTTTTTAATGGTACATCAACAAAAGTAACATTATCATCAAATTATTTATTATCACATGTTGTTCCTGGAACACTTACAACCACAAGTGTTACTTATCCAATGACGTTACCAACACAAAATGTTATTCCATCATCTTCAAATTTAATAACTTATGGTTGTGAAAAAGTTGATGAATATTCATTTAAAGGTTCTTTTGAACAAGGTTTACGTATTGGTGACTATATTCAAGGTGTTGATAATAAACTTGTTTTGATAAATTCAGTTGAAGCAAATATAATAAAAGCAATTGGAAATTCAACAACAGAAAAATATACTGAAGTAAAATATACTTGTTCAGGAAAAATAAAATTTACTGAAACTTTACATCCAGCTGTTGCTGAAGTTCCTGCATATACAACTAATCAATTAGTGAAAGTAAATTTATTTACAAAAGTTGGTTATGTTAAACCATTTAATCTTAGCGGATACACTCCAAGAAATGCACAATTTACTGATGGAAGTGCTTCAAAACAAAATGAAATTTTGGATATGATGAATTCATTAGGAATAACAAAAGGAATTAAAGCAACAAAAGGAATCAGATATGTTGTTGATTGTTTTAAATCATTTGTTGAACCTTCATATAAATATCAATTTGGTTCATTAATGGCTTCATTGGATGAAGGAAATAAATTTGTTCGTGCAATTATAAATGAACCATTTACAGAAGATTTACAAAATTCAACAAATCCATTATTTAAACAAAGTCCATCATCAAGTTTTGATTGGTCATACCTAATAGATGGTGGTAATAAAACATATTCAAGTAAATTATTAACAAAATTTGATTTAGGTGCTTATATGTGTTTCTTCTTTGGTCCTGGAAATATTGTTGGTTCAGTAACAAGACCACAAGCAGCATTAGTTTCAAATTTATTTTATACAAAAACCTATGCTTTTGATGTATTAGCTAATGCTTCAGGTTATGTTGATGGAATTTCAGAATTAGAAACTGTAATTGACGATACTGACAGAGCTTATTGTGAAAAGTTTGGATATAACCCTATCATTAATTTTAATGGTGGTAATACAATTTATCAAAATTTGACAGGACAAAAAGCAAGAACATCGTTGCAACAAATACATAATTCTGAATTGCTTGCATATATTAAAGAATCGTTATACAATCTTGCTAAATCTGAAGCATTTAAAAAAGGCAATTATGATGATTATTTACGTACTGAAGTTGAAACAACAAATTTTATGAATAGTTTGGTTCTTGCAGGTGCTGTTAAACCGAATATTATTGTTATTTGTAATGCTTCAAATAATACTCCTGAAATTGCAAAACAAAAAATTAAACTTGTACATATTGAATATACTGCTATTGATGCATTGGATAAAGTTGTATTTGATTTAAAAATCAATTAAAAATTATAAACATTATGAGAAATTTCTCTGAAGTAAATAATATTGAACTAACTGGAAAAGACCATCTTATTAATAAGATGGTCCAATCCACTGGTTTAGATAAAGCTAGAGTTGAAAAACTTTATGAAAATTTTGCAGCATCAAATAATGGTGATTTGAATAAAATAAATGAAAGTTTTACTGATTTTATTAATCCAACATCAAGAAATTTTAATTTTGATAATTTCAAGAAAATTATTATTGAATTATCAAATAAGATTATTGAACCTGCAAATAATACTGAATCACGTTATCGTATAACTGATGAAATGTTTAAAGCAATAGAATTAAATTGTGGTATTGCGGTAGATACACCAACACTTATTGAAATAATTTGTTTTGTTTTATTATTGAATGATAGAAACAAAACATTTGAAAAAGTTGTAGACAAAATTGGGTTTGGACAAAATACAAAACAATTATTTGAAAATGAAAAACTTGATTTTCAAAAAATTAATGTAAATAAATCCAACACAAAAGAAGTAAATTTAATAAACGCCAAAGAAAATAAACGTTTATTTGAAAGTTTACGTGAAATGTTGGCAAAAAATAATAAAAGTTGGGGATATACTTATCATTTAGATAATGCTTATTTAGCTATTGTTGAATATTTGGATAAAGAAATTGAAGAACTTGTAAATATTGATAATGTTTATACTGTCGAAGATAATTTTGAAATGGAATTATTGAAACAAATAATTGAAGGAAATCAATTAAATCCAATGTATAGAAGTGTTGATGTTTTACGTAAATTAATTCCAGATATTCAAACACTTGTTTTTGATTGTATGTTATTAATTCATGAACATATTGGTAGAAATCAATACACAATTCAAAATATCAATAGAAATACTTTCAATGATTATTTGGCTGTAACTAAAACATTATTTTCAGCAATATCTAGTTCAAAATTATCTTCAAAAGTTGCTATTTCTGAAGAACAATTAAAAAACTATCCACATGATGAAACAATAGAACCAGTTGCAAAAACCGAATATAATCAAATTTTCGATAATTTCATAATTGATTCAACAAAAGTTGATATTTATAATTATCCAATAAGAATAAATTCAGCTGTTGACATGTTGCATATAATTAAATCATGTGAAACTGAATTCAACTTACGTTTACGAAAAGTAATAAACAATTATTTTACAAAAACAATGAATTTATTAGCATCAACTGAAAAAAATCTTATTGAACAAAGAAAAACAAATAAATTTAAAAACAGTTATTGATATATAAATTATTGAATTGTAAAATAAAATAAAAACATAAAATATTATGGCAAAGACATCTTATCCGCATGTTACTAATTCAACTGCAGCAGTAAACAAATACGAAATTGCAGTTTCCAGTAATTTTAATGCACATTTTGTTCTGATGGGCAAATTGAAAGAAAAACTCGGAGATTATAGTGACCTTCGTGAATATATTAAATCTGTTACAGGTTTGTTTGTTGAAAAAGCAGGAAACACAACTGAAGCTGGTTATAAAACAACCAAATTCCGTTATGATTCAAACGAGAAAGAAACATTTTATGATGTTGAAGTTCAATTCTTTAATTTTCTTGACAATGAATCTCGTTTATTTATTTATAATAAAATGATTGCTTGGTCTCGTTTCAAATATAATCCATTAACAGGAGAAAAAAGTTTGAAAAAAGATTATGCTGATGCAGCTATTGTTGTTGAAAAATTCAATCGTGATGGAACAATTTATTGGCGTCGTATGGGTCATCATTTATTTCCAATGAATGATATTGATGACCAAGCAGCTGATTATACTAATCATGATATGCTTGAATTATCTGTAACATTTAATGCTGATTATGTTTCTGATGTTACAAATGACCCACGTTTAACATAAAAATTAAATGATTAAAAAAAGAAATAATTTAGTTGTGGAGGAAAAAAAAGAACAAAGTTCTGATTTTCCTCCTCAACTAATTGATAATAAAATAAAAACTTATAAAGATGAGGCTATATTGATATTGAATACTTTAGAAAAAACAGGAGTATTCATATATGATGAAAATAATTTTCCTGGAATGTATCTTAAAAATGGAAAACAAAATAATAGACTACCTGAAAGTTTAAAAACAATATTTATCAAAAAAAATAATGTAATAAATACAGAACAAATTAATATAGATGATAATAATCAAAATAATCAATTAAATAATTTGTTCCAACACTTTAAAAAATAATTAAATAATAATCTTATGGCAACTAATAAAGAAAAAAGAGAATTGGAAGCATTAGAAAAATTGGAAAATAATTCTAAAAATATTGAAACAACTATTTTACAAGAAGAAAATATTCAAAAAATAAACGCAAATATTATTGATGGGTATAAAATATTAGAAAGATGTGATATACCACAAGAAGGTATTTTATATCCTGAAAATTGGAATTTTGCATATCGTTGCCCAACAGCAAAAGAAGTTGCAGCATTTTCCACAATAGCTGAAAATGACCAACCAGCAATTGTAACAGCAATTGAAGATTTAATTCGTAAATGTTTTGTTATTTTTGATTCAGAAAATAATAATCAAATATCTTCAGGCCAAATAAATGATGCTCATCGTACTTTTTTCCTATTATTATTAAGAGAATTCTATTTGCCAGGAAGTCCAATTAATTATGATGTTATTTGTTCAATGCATAAAGAACAAATAAATATTGAATTAAATTCATCGAAATTAAAATATTCTGAATTAACTGAAAATTTATTATCGGCTTTTAATGGAAGAAAATTTTCATTAAGTATGCCTGGACTTGAAGATAAAATTGAATTTTTAATTCCAACAATTGAAATAACTTCAAGAATTTTCAAATACATTGTGAACACATATCGTAATAATCAAAATGACCGTGAAAATAAAGAAGATAAAATAGTTTACGATAAACAATTTTTACTTTTGGCACCATATTTATATGAAAGAGGAAATGAAACTGTTAAGGAATTGATTCAAAAATTTAAAAAAATTCAATCTGATGATAATAAATTTAAAGCATATATGGAAATTGCAGTTAAATTAAAATTAGATAATTTAGATTATATTGAAACAGTTTGTCCAGTTTGTGGGTCATTGGAGGAGACTCCAATACGATTTCCGGGAGGTTGGAAAAATATGTTTATTTCCAAAAAAGATACTACAGGATATTTCAATTGATAACATATTTATTGAACCTATATTTAATGATTATTATTCACAGGCTGATTTACTTTCATTTATTTATAAAAATTCAATAGTTGATTTAGAAAATTTTGCAAAATCATGTACTATTATTTCAATGAAAAGTTCAAATAATCAAAGTGAAATTGATAAAATGTCGTTTTGGTATTTCAATAATTATTTGATTAATTTTAACGAATTTCTTGATAAGGAAAATGGAACTACAAAAGGTGGGGAAGAAACTCAACAAGATTCAGCATCACAACAATTTCAATCATCAATGAATAATGCTAAATCACTTATGAAAAAACCAAGCATGAGTGGATTTAAAATGCCTAAAAAATAATATTAAAACAAAACATATATAAACTAATATCGGGATTAATATCCATTAAAATAATATTTTATGAAAAACTTAAATGAGGCAGGTATTGAGGATTTATTAAATATCAATAATGAAGATAAAAATTTAATTCCAGATATTAGTAATATTTTATCAAGTGGAAATCCAAATAGAAAAAAGAAAAAAGTATCTATTTTTGATGAAATACCTTCACAAGTAATTCCGGAAATTATTCCAGAACAAATAATTACACCTGATATTACAATTTCAGAACAAATACCTGAAATTGTAATATCTAAACCAATTGCTCAACAATATCAGGAAAAAGTTATTTCACAAATACGTGATTTTGATAAAATACAACAAATAAAACAACAAAGTATTCAAAGGTCACAACAAAAAAATAAAATTCAACAAATTCCTGAAGAAAATTTTCAAGAAATTAATGAAATAGTTAAAGAAGAACTTGAAATACTTATTGGCAAATCTTTACCTGAAAATATTAATTTTGTTGAACTTGAAGAACAAATAGAAACAGCTCTTAGTGAAATTCCAAATGGTTCTGAATTTAGTATTGCTGATTTGGATATTAAACCTGTTTTAGATAAAAAAGATAAATCAGGATATTTTAAAACAGTTGTTAATCTTAAGGGTGATAATTTTCCACAACAAATAAATAAAATTGCCGGATATGTTAAGGAAAAAACAAAAGGCTTAATATTTCCTAGAAAATGCGATACAAGAGTAATAGGGAATACAAATAAAACACAATTAAGAGGTTCAACATTAAAATTGGGTGCAGTAACAGTTGTTTTTAAACCTGATTTTGAAAAATTAAAAGTAAATAAAGGAACAAGAATAATGATTTCTATTCCTGAAAATTATGAATTAACAGGAAACCTATTAGTTTTTATTCAAGAATCAAGACATAAAAAAATACTTGAATTAACAAGTAAGGATTTTGAAAGTATTGAATTATTTAATCAATTTGTTGGCGATAGAATTGCTGAATATTATGTTTCTGGATATGATGTTATGATTAAAAAACTTGAATTAAGGAAAACAAATCAACCTTTAATGCAAGTTATTAATACAATAGTTGGAACACATGAATATAAAGCAAAACCATATTCTGATGATGAAAGTAATATATTTGCAGTAGATTTTATTTCAAAAAATGATAAAAATCAATGGTTATATATACAAATAATTGAAAATGATATTGTTGGAATGTATGATATTCTAGCTAAAAATACTGCTGATTCAAGTTGGGAATATCAAATTTCAAAAAATATTACTTTGGGGGTTTTATTGAAAAATTTCTATGAAATATTAGGTACTTGTTATAATCGTGATTGGTCAAAAGAATTAAATATTCAGGATGAAGATGATAATTTTTATTATTTATATGATAAATTAAAACATTATAAATTAAAACAAGCATTAATCATACTTAATGAAATTCGTACAGACCATCAAGAAATTGGAATGTTATTGAAAGAAACATTATCTAAAAAAGATACAGCAAAATCAATAAATGACAATTATGATTGCGAAGCTATTATTGGTAAATCAAATTATCTTGATTATTTCATACTATCGTTTTTAGCTATTCCTGTTGTTGGTGGTGATAAAAGAAAAGGTTCTGAATATATAACAACTGAACAATATTATGACAAATATAATGTTAAGGACAGAAGGGATTATGAAGAGCGAGAAAGAACAATTTTAGCAAAACAAGGAGAAGAAAGAAATTATAATTCCCGTTTATATATGTTCCAAATTGAATATAAGGTTGGTGAAAAAAAACATATTTATCGTGATTTAAGTTTTGAAAATCTTTGTGAATCAGTAGGATTACTTACAAGCGAAATAAAATTTCCAGTAACAAATTATTAAAAACATTAAAAACATTATGAAACAAGAAATAGGTGGTTATCTTAATTTGAATGAATCATTCAAAGAAGTATTTGGAAATATGAGTAATTTGAATGAAGGCAAAAAGAAAAAAACAATCAAGGATTTTTTCACAAAAGAAATTGAAGAAAAAATTAATTTCAATAAATTCAAAAAATATTGTGAAGAAGCTGAAAATAAAGCTGAAGATGAAGATTTAACTGATAATTTTGATTGGAAATGGGATTCTTTTATTGATGATATTGCTGAAAAACATGATAAAAAAGATGGTGATGCAACAGTACAAGGTATTTTGGCATATATTTCTAGTTTAAATGAAAACTTTATGATTAATTTGAATGAAGCTGTCAAGAAAAAAACAAAGAAAAAAGTAGTTGCAAAAGTAGTTGAAGAAGTTGCAAAAGAAATTCAAAAAGGTTCAGATTTTATTAAAAATTATAATAAAAATGAAGCTGAAAAATTAATTTCAAAAAATATTAAAGATGATTTACAAAAAATACTTGATACTCCGGCAGTATATGATACTGATTTTAATGAAGAAAATATAGTTGAATTTTGTATTGATATTATTGAACAATTAAAGAAAAATAAATTATTTACCGAATTTGAAATCACAACAGTTCAAGAATTAAGAACTCTTTATAATGTAATAAATACAACAACAAATAAAGTTTATAAAGAAACTTATAATGAAACAAGACCATCAAAAAAACGATACAATGATATAATAATTGATAAATATATTACACCATTTATCGTTGTTTGTTTAGAATTAAATAAAAATGAATTTTTCAAAGAATTTGTGAAATATTATAGAGAAACAGCATTAAATGATAAAATGTTGAAATCAATAAAATAAAACATATATGATAATTACACCAATAAATACAGACGGAAGAACCAAACTTCGAATGGCTTTAGAAAAAGTTACAAATAGTTTTTCAAAAAGAGGTATTGCTTTTGTATCTACAGCTCATTCAGAATATGTTGGTGAAGTTATTATAATTGTTACTGGCAAAAAAGGAACTGTTCAAAAAACAATAGTTATTATTTATAATCCATTAACACAATATTGGGAAGGATTTAATGATGGATATAAATTTGAAATGGATTCATTGTCAGAACTTTCAACTATTGTTAAATCAAAAATTCAAAATCTTTCAGCATTATTATTGAAGGTTTAAAAATATGCAAGCAAGACAACAGACACAAACAGAAATGGGATTATCATCAGTAACTTCAATGTTATATGATATGTCCAATAATACCATAGAAGGCAATATAATTCTTGAATCTATTCAATCTAGATTTGATAAATTTGTTACTTCTATGGAAAAATCTGTTTTTTCTGTTTTGAATTCAGATTGGATAAATTCATATACAGTAACTAAAAATAAATCATTAGAAACTTTAATAAGTATTAAAGATAATCTTGAAGATATGTTTTATTGGTTTATAGATGAATCAAAAACAAAAAAACATATTCCCGAATCAATTCAAGTAGAATTAAACGAAACTGATAAAAATAAAAAAACTATTCCTGAATCAATTCCAAAAGAATTAGATAAAAAGAAAAAAGACGATAAAACTTCATTAAAAGAATTAAAAGAAAAATTCAAAGAAGCTAAAGAACAATTGAAAGGTTCTATTGATT